CTATGCGGCGGCGGGTTGCGCTGTCGTCGGCCTCGGCGTCTTGATAGATCAACCCGGAGTCATACTGGCGGGTGCCCTGGGCGGTGCCATTGGCTGTCTCCTCAAGGAGCGCGGGGACTTCTAAGATGATTCTATCGCTATTGGGTACGGCCCTGGGGTTTGGCACCTCTATCATCCCCGAGGTTCTTGGTTACTTCAAACAGGGGCAGCAGAATAAGCAAGATTTGGCGATGCTGGAAGCCAAGGCCCGCTATGCAGAGCAGCTCTCGACGCTGAAGATTGCCGAGCTTGATGCTCAGGCCGACATAGCAGAGACAAAAGGTATATATGAGCATGATAAATCCATCGACGCTGGATCTTTTGTCAACGCTATGCGGGGGTCTGTTCGTCCTGTTCTCACTTATGCCTTCTTCATCTTGTTTGCCTCGATCAAGGGCGTTACGCTTTATAGTATGGTAAATACCCAAGGGATGGACCTGTCTGCTGGACTTCTGGCTATTTGGGACGATGAAACAAGTGTTATATTTTCAAGTATAATCGCGTTCTGGTTCGGGTCAAGATCAATGGGCAAGGCCAGGGCGTGGCAGCAGGAGAGACGCAAGTGATAGACCAACTCAGGTCACTACTCGAGCAGGACGAGGGTATAGAGCATTCCATTTATTTGGATCATCTCGACAAGCCCACGACAGGAATCGGTCATCTGATTAAAGTAACAGATGTGGAGTTTGGAGATCCTGTAGGCACCAGTGTTAGTGCTGATCGCGTCACTGAACTTTTCAACGAGGATGTTAAGACCTGCATATCCGACTGCCGCCAGCTGATTTTCGACTTTGGCGGTATGCCTGCCGCCGCCCAGATTACCGCTGCATCGTTGGCATTCCAGCTTGGGGTCAACCGATATGGCAAATTCAAAAAGCACCTCTCTGCCATGGACGCCGGGGACTGGGGGGATGCGGCGGCACAGCTACGCGACTCTAAGCTGTACCGCCAGACGCCTGAGCGGACGGAGAGACACGCGAAACGGCTAGAGGCTTTAGTTTGAGTCCTGTTATTGTTCATAGTATGCTAACTTCAAACAACGCCACATTAAAGATCGGTGATTGAGCCATGCCACTATCAAAGGTGAGTCTAAAATCAGGTGTCAATCGTGAAGGTACCCGCTATACCAATGAAGGTGGTTGGTATGATTGCGATAAAATTAGATTTCGTCAGGGCACCCCAGAAAAGATAGGCGGTTGGACGCGGATATCTACTTCCACTTTTACCGGTGTTTGCAGGTCTTTGTGGAATTGGGTTACTTTAGGGGGGCAGAATCTAATTGGGGTAGGTACACATCTGAAGTTCTATATAGAAAATGTCGGCGCTTATAATGATATCACACCAATACGTGCTACTGTGTCTTTAACCAACCCCTTTACTACCGCTTCTGGTTCAACAACCGTAGTAGTTACCGATTCTGCTCTTGGGTATGTAACTGGGGACTATGTTACTTTTAGCGGGGCCTCCGCAGTTGGTGGTCTTACAATAGATGGCGAATACGCGCTTACCACGGGGGTCACTTCAGCCGCCAATACATACACAATAACTGCTTCTTCTAACGCATCTTCTACTGCTACTGGTGGGGGGAGTGTTTCCGCTGCGTACCAGATAAATATAGGTAGTCCTTTTGCGGTTCCGATATCGGGTTGGGGCGCATCTACATGGGGGCAAGGGGCGTGGGGCGTTGGTGAGTCTTCTACGACTAAAATCCGTTTCTGGACCCAGTCTGATTTTGGAGAAGATTTAGTCTTCGGCCCCGATGGCGGCAGTATATACTACTGGGATGCTACCAATGGTGTCGGTACCAGAGGGGTTTTGCTGTCTAGTTTGGGTGGTGCCTCTAATGTGCCGACAGCACAAAACCTGATACTTGTATCGGATATTAACAGATTTGTGTTTTGCTTGGGTACGAATCCGATAGGCAGTAGTACTTTAGACCCCACATTGCTCAGATGGTCTGACCAGGAAGATGCTACTAATTGGACTCCTTCTGCTACAAATCAGGCGGGTAGCCTACAGCTATCCAGAGGTACCAAGATTGTTGCTGCATCCCAGGCACGACAAGAAGTGTTGGTGTGGACGGATTCTTCTTTATATTCGTTGCAATATGTAGGAGCCCCTGCCGTATGGGCCGCATCTATTGTAGGGGAGAACGTATCTATATCTTCTCAGAATGCGGTGGCTTACGCTAATGGCATTGCTTACTGGATGGGAAAGGATAAATTTTATAAGTACGATGGTCGCACCCAGCCACTGCAATGCGATGTACGAAAATACGTGTTTAATGACTTTAACACCGCACAATATACACAAGTGTTTGCCGGTACGAACGAGTCATTCCACGAAGTATGGTGGTTCTATTGTTCTGATTCTGCTACAAATATCGACAAATATGTAATATATAACTACCTTGAGAATATATGGTATTTTGGTACGTTAGCGCGTACTGCTTGGCTTGATTCAGGGCTGCGGGATAGTCCGCTAGCCGCCACGTACTCCTATAATCTAGTAGATCATGAGGACGGAGTAGATAACAATCAGGGGAGCAGTGCAGCGGCTATAACCGCCTATGCCGTATCTTCGGAATTCGATCTTGATGATGGGCATAAATACATGTTCGTGAGTCGGGTGATACCGGATGTTTCCTTTGACGGCTCCACAGCCACTAATCCTGTTGTAACTTTGACTCTAAGTCCTCTGGCAAACCCTGGTGCAGGGTATACCTCCCCCACGTCCACAGGAGGAGTGAATAATGCAACGATAACTCGTACCGCAACCTCTCCGGTAGAGGTTTTTACGGAGCAATTAGATATAAGAGTGCGGGGGCGGCAATTATCTATGCGTATTGAGTCTGATGCCACAGGAGTTACGTGGCAGTTAGGGTCACCGCGGCTTGATATGCGCCCAGATGGACGACGATAATGGCTGTTGATAATACAAGATATGATGTAATATTTCGTGCTCCTGCGCTTCCGTACCCCCCTATTGAGTACTCACAGGAGAGTTTCGAGCAGTTTAACAACGTGTTGCGGCTGTATTTTAAGCAACTGGACACCGTAGTTAGAAACGCTAATACTGCCGATAAGGCTACAGCTACGGCGTGGTTTTTTAGATAATGGCAAACGTATACACAAATGCAAAGGTGGATTTAACGACTACCAGCGTGACAACGCTCTATACGGCCCCTGCGTTAACCACCAGTATTGTTAATTCCATCCTTGTATCTGAGGATTCCGGTAATGCCGATACTATAACTGTAACGCTTACTAATTCCGCTAGTGTCGTGTTTAGCCTATTTAAGACTAAAGCCGTATCTGCAAACGCTACCACAGAGCTACTCACCGCTCCTCTGGTATTGCAGACAGGGGAAGTATTGAAAGTAACCGCCGCTAGTTCAAACAGGTTGCATGTTGTAGCAAGTATCTTGGAGGTGACCTGATGCGAGTAGTGAATAGTGATAAGGAAGAACTCGATCCGGCGTCTATCATGTCTATATATGTAGATGGAACTGACAAGCGGGGGAAGGCTACCCACGAAATTTTAATGATGATTGCAAAAGAAGGGTCGTTGGAGAATGCGGATATGACCCAATTTGGGAATACGGTCTTCCTTGGCCATATAGGGACAGCCAATAAAACGAAGATGATTGGCAGGGCGCTTAATGTAGATACAGCTAGGAATTTTGTAGCTAATGTATTGGAATATATACGTTATCTACAAGATAAAGGTATTACTCATTATGCTACGCAGATAAGTGATGACAAGTTACTTGGGGTATTCAAGATTGTTAAGAAAAAACTAGAGTCGCGGGATTCCGAAGTTCGCATTCTTCCCACCGCATCTGGGGGACACGCTATGTTCGTCAATCTTGGTCGTGAGTTCCTAGGGTAGCGATATGGCTTCGGTATTTGAATCAGTCTTTGACGTAGTTGAGGATGTCGCTGATTTTATTGTCGAGGACATCTTTGAGCCTGTTGTCGATGCTGTTGGTGATGTAGTTGAAGGGATTAAGGAAGATCCGCTAACGTTCATCGTTATGGCTGTTACGACGATTGCTACTGCTGGGACAGCCGCGGCATATTGGGCACCAGCTCTTATGTCTGGAGCTTTAACTGCGGCAAATGGGGGGGATATTAAGGATATTCTCATATCAGCGGCGGCATCCTATGTGGGCGGGCAAGTTGGTGTAGCTGCAGGGAAATACGTGGGAAGCGCTGTGGGAAGCGCTATTGGTGAGCAAGCAGGAGAATTAATAACCCCGGTTGTTACAAGCGCTGTTCGTGGGGCAACAAGTGCAGTAATTAGAGGGGAAGATCCTGTAGAGGCGTTCATTTCCGGTGGTCTTCAGGCAGGGGTAAGCGCAGGGCTTGGGTATATTACAGATGAATTGGCGGCAGAAGGATATCTACCCACAACTACCACTGTTATTGGTGGAACAGTTGGAGATTTAGCTACTGAAGAGATATCTTTCTTTGACGAGTACCCCGCGATTAAAGCTGTAGTGGGAGACAGTATTGCTAGGAAGCTATCTGGGAAAGATGTAACTGCAGGGACAGTATTGGCGGCTGTTGCTAATGCGAAGATTACAACTCAACTTGTTAACGAACAAATTCAAAACCTAGGTCTTGATTCCGTAAAAGACGAGGGATACCTTACGTTCCTAACCAACACTATAAATAACGTTGTTACAGCTACTTTTGATGAGAGTCAGGATGTATCTGATACTTTACTTGCGTCTATGGATCAATATGGGACAGAAAGACTTAATGAAGGTTTAGACCTCGTTGTTAGAAGTACTATTGACCAGATTTCCGGTGGGTATGACGAACTGCAAGCCGCTGCCCAGGCAATAACTGATCAAGATGCGGAATACAAGGGTCTAGCAGACGAACATGGAAGGGCAGTAGAGGGGTATAATGAAGCTTTAGAGGCTCGTGAGAATTTTATTGGGGAATACCAGTCTCAATTTACGGAAGCTGAGCAGTTAAGGGCAGTAGCTAATCAGGCGAGCGCGAATTCTACGACTGCGGTTAACGCACAAGATGCCGCCCTCAAAGAATATTACAGGTTATCAGATGAATATGGTGTTGCAGCAAGGCAAGCACAGCAGACTGTTGATGAACATAATGAGACTGCGCGTGAGAAAGCGAAAGCGGTGCAGGCATTTAAGCAATGGGAAAATCAACAGCCAACAGGCGAGTACGGCGCTGCACAAAACGTTAAATATGCTGGCGATAGGCAAATTGGTGAGTTTGGAGAAGATCTGGGACCATATACGGGTTACCACGGTGAGTTTGGTGAATTCGTATCCGCGCCAGTCCGTCAAACAGATCCCACATCCAAATTTGATGCGAAGCTAAAGGAGACAGAATCCAAATATGAAGCGGCAGGGGTTAAATATGAAGAAGCGCTCGCTGCTGCTAACGCGGCGTCAAAAAATACTCATGTTACAGCTGCCGCCGCCCGCGCTGCAAATAATGCCGCCGTCGATGCGATAAATACGTATGAGAGTCGCATTATAGATTTAAATGCTGAATGGGAGGATACCGCTAGGCCGCAGGTTGATTTATATACGGAGCAAATGGAGAGATATAGAAACGAAACTGAAAATATCACAAATGAAGCCAATAAGATTAACACCAATGTAGGACAGTTAGTTACAGAGTATAAGGAAATAGAGAGTAATCTAGCTACTTACGCGCAGAATCTGGAGGACACACAGAAACCTATAACCGAGGCGCTTGAAAAAGGTTTCACCCAGGCTATGACTGGGGATCGCTTTAATGAAGAGCAGTACAAAAAAGCGCACGGTCTTAGTGATACTCAGGATGGCTATAAACACTGGCTTACATCGGGTAAGGCAGAAGGTTTGGCTGTAAATGCTGAGGACTATGCAAAAGAGTACGCTGCTGAAAAACAGAAGGTAATTCAACAAGCGATAGCTAGTTCCGGTATCCCTATATCTCAGTTTACCCCTGCGGGATTAAAATCTCTTGTCGATGCCGTTAATAAAGGCCATGGTTCCACCCTGAATACGCTCCAGAGCGTAACCCCTGACAACATAGAGAAGTTCGGGGCTGACCTCCATGCCGTCTGGCGAGAGAACATAAAAGGTGAAGTATTTACTCGGCAGTCGGTAAGTCTCCCATCCGATGTAACCCAGAAACAAATTGTCGATGGAAGTGCTAGCATCAGGGTAGATAAAGATGGGCAACTTAATTGGGATGATGTCTCGATATCCATCCCTAGGTGGAGTAGTGAATACGGGCAGGTTGTACATGAAATAGAACGTAGAACTGACAATACTTACTATAGGAGAGTAGAAGCACTGGATGATAAGGTATTATTTGAACTTGCTGGCCCTATATCGGAAGACCCTGAAACTGGACAGCAGGTGGTCTTCCTAAGAGATGCAACTACGGTATTTGATATTACCGAAGGGTTTGACCGCGAAAGTATCGTGATTCGCAATATCAGAGCTAAACACACTTTAGCTGACCTAAAAGAATCTGATCCCACTACCTACCTTGATCAACTTAAAAATTTCACCCCGGACGCTGTTACGGCTGGTGTCGAAGCAGGAATAGAGGGTTTCCAATACCAAGTAGAACTCGCTAAGACCCTTGCGAAGTATGCCACCGACGAGCTTCTTAGTGATGGTGTTAAGGCTACTATTCTCTCGGCGGGCGGGGAACTTATACAGTCTTTTAACGGTTTAGTGATTATAGCGGGCATTAATCCAGAGTCTACCCCCCTAGGAAGACAGGCACGGGATCTTATTGCACTCAGTGATGACTTGCGGACTCCAGAGTTTAAGGCTGCGCTTGAGAGAATCAACAAGACTATGGGGGACGCAAACAAGGATGAGAATGGGAAACTAAAAACTAATCCTGACGGTACCCCTCTCTCCACGTTAGATAAAGCCTGGAATACTACTACGGCTGTTTGGGACGCTTTCAACGCAGACAAAAGTGTTTTTGCAACTAAGTATATAGTTGAGGAGATGATACAGGAGATTCCCCTTCTTCTAGCTAGTGTCGCTACCGGAGGAACCGCTTTTGTTGCTGCTACGGCTTTCCGTGCCGCGGGTACGAAAGTTGCGCTGTCTATAGCAAAGAGGGCGGCATTCGGCACCCAAATTAGCCTGGATATGGCCGAAGCCTACGGAGGTACGGGGGCTGGAGCATATAAGGACGCGTTCGACACTTTGAGAGCTGCCGGTTTTTCCGAAGGTGAAGCGCATGAGCAGGCGATAGTTGTAGGAAACTATGCGGGTATGACAGCCGCGGTCCTTAATGCAGCAATGATGAAGTTAGGAGGTAATGCGTTTGAAAACATTCTATTTGGGAGCAAAGTCGGTAAACAGGGTGGTAACTATATTAAGGAGGCTTTCGGTGTTCTGAAAGCAGCGGGGGGAGAAGCTCTCCAAGAATATGTTGAAGAGGGTGTCCCGCAGATCCTGGTGGAGTTCCTCCTACATCCGTATAGACCAGAGGGTTATGATGCTGTCGGAAACGTAGTAATGAACGCATCGCTCGGCGCAGTAGGTGGTAGTACTACTGCAGGGTCCATGGCTACCGGGCATAAGCTCGTGCGGGGTGCCGTCGATGCGGGGCATGGGGCAGCTAACGCTTTGCTAGCGCTTAACCCGGAAGTTAATGCTGCTATTACGGAGGCACCCCAAACTGCGGAAGGTGCTGCGCAAGTTGCGACACAACTGGACGCTCTGGGTCTCGATAATAGTGAAATACAGGGCAACTTGTTAAACACGGTTCATGACGCAGGGTATACAAGCAGCAGAGAATCGGAGGTGGCTACCGCTGCAGCTACCGCTGAACACGGTTACGAGTTTACAGACAAGGACAGACGTTCCTTTGTCGGACCTACCTCCAATGCTGATTTACCCGGACTAACCAACGAATATGCCGACACGCGCTATTTCGATGAGGGTGAGATTAGGGAACTAGCTGGTATTGAAGGTGTTTCTCTTACCGATGATCAGGTGCAGGAGCGCCTAGATACTCTTAACCGTGGAGTATTTCTTGCAAATGAAGCTAACGCATCAGCTGCCTTACAAGCGGAACTTGATCCTTTGGGTAGCTCTGACGCCGAGAATAAGGAGGTATTTGACGCAAACCACCCCTATTTCCGTGCTGATGCAACAGATATAGCAGCTGTTAGCGGGCAAGATATTTCAGAAGATCAAGCTGAATTAGACATTGCAGCGCACGTTGGGGCAAATTATCTCTATCCGAGTGATGTTAGGGCCACGGCGGCTGAAGAAAATGTCACTCTCACCCCAGAACAGGTAGCAGAACTTTCTAGAAAGGGAAATCGAGAGGATTTATCATCTGCTTTACAGCTAGAACTTGATCTTCTAGGCACTACAGAGTCTGAAGGTTCAGAAATATTTACTGGAACTAACCCAGATTTTGTTGCCTCGGAAGAACATCTTGGGGATATTATTGGACCTGATACCTCAGAGGAAGAGGCCCGGCAGAAGGCTGCAGATATTATTGACGCAAACTGGATCTATGAAAATGATCTTAGCGGTGTTGCTGCCGAAGAAAATGTTACCGCAACTGATAAGGATTATGACGAGTATCTCGGACAAGGGGATAAAATTGAGCAGTTAGCTGATTACCGGGCAAAAAAAGATCGCGAAGGCACTACAAAGTCCGAAGAACAGGCGATGCGGGAAGAATACTCCTATTACGATTGGGAACAATCAGAATTTGATTTTGGTGCCCCCGTAGATACTCCAGAAACAAAGTCCAGAGGGGCTATTGAAGGGGCTGTTGATGTAGATTGGACTGATAGGGGGGAAACTGCTGACTACCTTGAAGAGCTAGGATTTGATGTTGACCAGCTACCCGAAGGTTTTGTTGATTCATATACAAGGCAGGGACCGCAAACAGATACTTTAGCGGCTCTTCAGGAAGCCTCTGACCCTTATATGGTCTATGAGGCTGAAGCGATTCAAGCACTAAAAGATGCTGGCCTTGCAGACGCCCGCCCCGAGGATGTTGCGGTACTTACAGGGCAATATGACCAGAGTTTGTTAGCGGGTAAAATTGAAGAGGCAACCCCCGGTATACGTTACGGCATATTGGAGGGAAAGGTTACAGAACTTGCCAATAAACTTGGTGTAGATACCGATACACTGGCAGATAATATTTCTGGGGTGCGGACTGATGTTGCTGGTTTGGGCACTGATGTCGCTGGTTTGGGCACTGATATATCAGCTATTTCGAACATTATCGGTAAACCCGCAACCGCGGTTACTGACGTAGATGTAGACTTTATTGCAGACGTAATAGCGCAACAACAAGTTTTGGCTGATCCCACTACGTTTACGCCCACCACAGCGCAGTTAGCGTATGACGTAACAGGCGATGGGGTCATTGACATAAATGATCAAAACCTGTTAACTGCGAGTCTACAAGGCACCCAAGATACTGCCTTTGCGCCCGACTCTAGGTTTGAAAATGCAACTGGTATATTTGCTGTGCTAGACACTCAAGCACAACAGCAACAACAGGCGCAACAGCAACAGCAACAGCAGCAACAGCAGCAACAGCAACAGCAGCAACAGCAGCAACAGCAAATGACCCAACAAATACAAGCGGGTAATGAGAGAGAGTTTCAGAATATGTTGCTAGCGGATGCTAATAGGATGACTGAGGTTACGACTCCACCCCCCAAACCTATTGAATATCTATATGATATTTCTGGGGAGAGTATTTTTGCTACTCCCGAACAGGATAAATTTTTTAATTCACCATACGCAATGGCTGCGTCCGCAGGAGGGGTTGTCGATAGCAACGCAGCATTGTTGAAGTTGATTGGAGGTAGGTAATGGCAGAACCGAATTGGTGGGACAGTTTTACAGGTTTAGGGGATTGGATAACCGGCAGTGGTGGGGAAGGCCTTATCAAAGCTGGTGCGGGTATAGCTGGTCTAGCGCAGCAGGGCGCGGAATTATTCGGGCTAACTGATAGCGGACGAAGTCAGCCTGTTGGGTATCAGGGGAGTATTCCCTCTTACACGGCGTCTCGTCAACAGGTACCTAATACCTATGATCCTGCTCGTAGACCAGGGAGTGCTGGACAACGTTATTTTACCGATACACAGTTTAATGGGGGTAACGCTGCCGAGCAAGCCACAGGGCTAGCCGCCTTAAATTTAGCTAATCCTGCCAGACAAACACGCCAGTATGGGCCTCCACCTGCTACAGCAAAACGAGGAGGGAGTGTGAAGGCGATGCAGGAGGGGGGTATAGCAGAGCTAGAAGAAGGCAGGCCCCTTACAGGTAAAACTGACGGTATGGCGGATGAAATACCTGCTGTCATAGAAGGAGAACAGCCTGCGGCCTTGAGTGATGGTGAATTTGTTATCCCTGCAGATGTTGTGAGTGGGCTTGGCAATGGCAATACGGATGCTGGAGTTAAAGTTTTGGAGGACATGATGGACCGGATACGGAAGGCCCGTACAGGAAGAGAAGCACAAGCTAAAGAAATTAACCCCGAAGAATTCTTACCGGTGTGAGATAGATCATGATGTACGGAAACATACAAAAATTTCAAGGTGGTGGAACTCCCGATGCCCCAGCCGTCCCCGTTGCACCTAGTGACCCCCTAACAGGCAAGAAAACAGGACAGGAATCTTCACTTTCTACCTGGGCCGGTCCTTATGTCACGGAGATGCTGGGCAAAGGGCAAGCATTAGCGGCAGAACCGTGGCAAGCTTATACCGGCCCCCTCACTGCCGGAGAATCCGCCCCCCAGGCCACAGCTTTCCAAGGCATCGGTAGCTTAGATGTACCTACTACTGAGATGGGTACGTTTGCGCCAACATCGTTTACGGATACTGGGATAGCCCAACAGTATATGAACCCCTTTACACAGACTGCATTAAATCCACAGATTGCCGAAGCACGCAGGCAAGCAGAGATTCAACGTGTGGCTAACGCCGGTAGACTCACTCAGGCCGGTGCGTACGGTGGAAGCCGTCAGGCGATTATGGAATCCGAACTTGATCGTAATCTACTACGAAATATTACCGATATTACAGGTCAAGGGTATCAGACCGCATACGATAGGGCTTCGCAGCAATATAACGTAGAGCAAGATCGTGCTCGAAGTGCGCAAGATATGACAAACCAATACGGTCTGGCCGCACTCACGAAACAGGCTGAACTTGGGGCATCGCAACGGGATATTGAGCAGCAGGGTATGGCCGCAGACTACGGGCAGTTCAAAGAAGAGCGAGATTTCCCGTATAAACAAGTTCAGTACATGCAGTCATTGTTGCAGAATCTCCCACTTGCAACACAATCTTATTCTTATGCAGAGCCAAGTACGTTATCTAAAATTATGGGGGCAGGTAATACTGCCGGTGATTTATATAGTAGTCTTTTCCCGTCAGGCGGGTCTTCAACACCTTCGGCATCTGCGAGTAACGTCTATCAGAATACTTTTGATTCTACTGGCGACATTTTCGCAAGCGGCAATATGATTAGTTAGGGTAATAGGTGAATAATCATGGCTATACCTTTAGATAGACTAGTCGGTCAAAAAATGGATGCCTATCGAGGTAATCCACAGGGGCTGCAACAACGTTATCAGCAAAACCAGCAGTTGCTTGATCTATTAGCTTTGCAGAAACTTAAAACGGAAAAAGATGCTGCTAAACGCGAACTGGCGTTGGCCGAGAAGCCCAAGGGAACTATGCTTGCACAGCTTGAAGGCGAGCACTTAAAACGCACTAAAGATGAGATGGTAGAACAGACGGCTGGTGTTATGCAGCAACAGCAGGCGAAGCAACAAAGTAACCTACAGCGCACTGCCCAAGGAGCTGCACCTCCCCAAGCTGCTGCCCAAGGAGCCGTACCTTCCCCGCAGGTGGCTAACGCTGGTATTGCTGCTGCCCCCCGCCCCACAATGCAGATGGCCCAAGGCGGTATAGTCGGGTTTCAAAGCGGGAAAGAAGTTAACGTACCACCGGATAAAATTCTGGAACGTATGGGTTTAACTCGCGAAAAGTGGCTGGGTCTTACTGAGGAAATGCAAGGGGCATATTTAAAGGACTTCCCAGCCATTTCCGCAGAGGCGTCCCCTCTTAGTAGAGATATTACCGGGTTCGGGGATTACCTTGATCGAGCAGGATTAGAGGAGCAACGTAGGGTTGAAGCGCAAGCGCCCGCCGCGGGCTGGCGGTCCATCAAGGAATATCTCTTTGGTACCCAAGAAAGTTTAGCCAAGCAGCAAGCGGCGGGGGAAGCGGGCATCGCCAAAGCCGCCCAAATAGGAGCAGCTCCAGCTATGGCTCCTGCTCCCGCTGCAGCTGCCTCTCCAGGCGCTGACCTTATTCCCGAAAATCCAGCAGCTGGATTTGGTCCAGGCGGTAAATTCCTCTCTCCTGTGCCACCTAAACCTCCTGCAACCACTCCTGTAGTTAGACAAAATCAACTACCTACAGGGAAAGCAGGACAAGTAAAGTCTTTGGGTGTCACACCGGAATTGTTAAAGGCTACGCAAGCACAACCCGATGGAGCAGTCCCCCAACAGGCAGCTTTTCCAACTGCTCCCGCACAAGCCGACGTATTAAAACGCGCTGAAGAGCGGGCTGATATAAAGCCAAAGGACGCATTTAGGAAGGCGAGTGAAAGAGGATTAAAAGCACTAGAAAGACCCGACGAAGTAAGGCAAAGAGAGAAGGAAAGACAGGCTGAGGCAGCTAATCTTCTTGCTCAACAGCAAGATCCTAATAAATTACGTAATGAACGATTAAGCAGACTATTACAGGAGGGTGCAAGAACTGGTACTCTTGGAGGAGCATCTGCAGGTTTCTCCGCGGCCCAACGAGAGCAAGAAGAAGCCGCACGCACGGGATTGGCGAGCATTCACAAGACAGAGCGCACCGATGAAGCACTGGATACAGTAGTACGAGAGAAAGTCTATGCCGGTGCTAAATCAGCATATGAGAAAGCAGATGAAAATATTGCTAAAGGTATAGAGGTCATGGCGGGGATAGCCCGCGACCAACAAACTAATTTGACTGCAGAAGCTAAGTCAGTGATAGAGTCGAAAGATAAACGACTAGGCAGAATTCTACGGGCTGGACTTGCTGAGGCGAGTATGGGTATGCAAGCTGACATAGCTAATCTTGTCGCTAGCACAGCTAAGCAACGCCGAGATCTTGATGCAGCAATGAAAAAACTTGATATTGGGCGGTTATCAAGGAATGACGCAGAGATAGCATTAGTTAGAAGCAATGAAGCTATGGCTAAAATAAAAGAAAAGAATTCGGAGAACTTTAGGAAGGCAGAAGCTGATCTTAAAATGACCTCGGAATTCAATGTCGCGGATAATGCGGGGAAAAAGAAACTGCTAGACGACCTTTATCTGCGAAGGGACACAATGTTGGGAGTTTTACTTGAGGGAATGCCTGCTCAGAGTAAGCGACTAGCCGAGAGAATAAAGACACTAGATCGCGGCCCCGCCGTTTCCAAGAGACAAATCTAAACAGGTATTATAAGAATGCCACAGTACGAATTAAGTTTTCAGGATGGGTCAACTGCTACGGTAAGTGGTCCTGAAGGCGCGACTATGGATCAACTGCTTGCAATCCTTGATAAACAAGAAACTACGCAGGCAGGTGCTGACAGCGAAGAGCTTCAGGAAAGACTCAGGGCCGCAGACAAACAGTACCTCGATACCTTATATGCTAACAAGGCGGATGAAGACGCTGGTTTTTTTGAGAACATAGCTACAGGTTTTGGTGCGGGTGCCGTTGATGTAGGTGAAATGGCAGCATTAGGTGCCGCTGCTTTGCTAGACGAAGAAGCCGAAACTGCCGCCCGTGAGCAAATCCAAGCTGCTGCTGGGGCTATTCGTCCTGAAGGTGGCGACCAAGAAGCCATAACATACAATCTTTCGAAGGCATTAGGTTCTATTGCCGGTATTGCTGCTCCTGCCGCCCTTGCTGCCTATGCTGCTCCCGCTGCCGCCGCTACTGCTGTCGGTACTGGTATAGCGGGTCTACTCGCTACAGGTGCTGGTGCTGGTGAGGCTAGTGAACGCGCTCGTGCAGCGGGTGCCACCGAAGAAGAACGTTCCACTGCCGCCCTGCGTGGTGCCCCTATAGGTATGCTTGATGTCCTGCCTATGGGACGGTTTGTAAAAGCTATTGATGTTCCTGTCCTGACCAAGGCTATAAATAAACTTGGCGGTGAAAATATTGAGAACTTTGCAGATAATTTAACAAGCATTGCAGGAACTGCTGGGTTTGAAGGCGCACAGGAAGCTGCTTCTGGAATTCTCCAAAATCTTAATGAGTTAGGTTACAAAGAGGAAGTAGATGCTTTTGCAGGTATAGCAGAAGAGGCCGGATATGGGGCTGGTGCGGGCGGTATTTTACAAGCGATTGTAAACTTTAAACGCGGTAGAGACAGGGCCAGAGCGAAAAAAGAAGGTGGTGAAGAACCTACGAATGAAGAAGTCCAATTAGAATTATTCGAGGATGATGTAGATCTTGGAGCACGGGCTGCAGTACAAGGCCCGCCAACGGCACAAGGAGAGTTATTTCCTGATACAGATCTTGGCACCGTTCCTGATGAGACACGTGATCCCCGCCAATTAGATCTGCTAGCGCCAGAAGCTTATGATGAACGGCCTCAAGTAGATACTCCCGAACTTCGCCAACCAGATATGTTTGAGGAGTTGGACCGGCGTGAGGCAGAAGAACAAGCAGCAGAAGCTGCAGCCCAACCAGATGCACGAGATCGGGAAGCACTTGCAGCTGCAGAAGTGGGTGATGTAGCAGCATTTGAACAACCTGATTTATTTGCAGTCGAACAGGAAGAAGCACGTCAACGAGATCCCAGTGCAGCATTACGTGATGAACTTCGAGGGCAAGAAAGAGAAGCAGGAGTAGCAAGAGTACCTCCAACTGAAATACGTGATCCTCGACAATTAGATATTGAAGATGTCATAGGAAGAGATCAAGTACGAGAGGAGTCAGTAATTGAAACGGCTGATGCGCGCCGTGACACATTACAGCGGCAGGCTACAGAGCAACGCCGTACTGCCATACTACAAGATGTAATTGGGGAAATGGGTGATCCCCCCGCAAGCTTCGCAGATACGGAAGCGGAGATAGCCTGGGGAGAGAGACGCATAGTTGATTTCTCTAATGCGTTAGCAGAAGACGGTATTGCTAATACACAACCTACTGATGCCGAAATAAATACTATCCGCCGGGCTATAGATGTTCAACGAACTACACCCGTAGCAGCACAACAACCCACCGCAGCGGTAGACCCCAGAAGCCTTGCTCCTGCGACTGATCTTAGTGCGATGGAGGAGAGGATACCCCTAGCAGGGATGCCCCCGCGTGTAGATACACCGTTGGATCGTCCTTCGACTGATCCTGCTCCCCAAGGTCGCGCTGCAGCTGGAGTTACGCGTCCGCCCTCAATACGCGAGAGAAATGTTCGGGCTATTGAACAGGGTAGGCTTGAAGCTGACTTAGCTGAAAACCAGAGGGCACAAGAACAAATTGTCGAAGACCCAGCTACTGTTGGAGAACCTGTCCCCCTTGTAGAGCCTGTACAAGAGAGCTTGCCTGGACTTGGCGTGCCATTCGCACAGAAACAAAGAGATGCGAGAAGAGCTGAAAGGCTCGGTGCTCCTGATCCTGGTGAAGTTATAACGAAAGAAAAGCTGGACG